CCTACACAAGGTCAAACATTCTTAGTACCTAACTTCGCTCCTATCACATATCAAGACTACAATGCTAACGGCACTGGTGGTACATATGGTACAGGTAATGCGGTTGTACAAAACCCAGCATTGGGTCAAGGTTCAATCACAGCAACTCCAGCAGTTGCACAAACAGCGTTTGATATCTTCTACGGCTGGACTACATCTTTCACACTAGCAGCAACGCTAGGTGCTGAACTTGGTGAGTCTTTTGCTGAAAAAGTTGATCAACGTGTTACCGCAGCATTCTTGGATTTCAAAGCAACTCCACAAAACATCTATTACACACAAACTCCTGCTGACGGATTTGCTCGTGTTTTACAATTAGGTGCTATGGAAGTTATCGGTGCTACTAATACTAGTGGTTCATGGACACAAGGTTTTACATGTAACAGCATTCTTGACTTGATTCGTTTAGTTAAGCAAAACTTTAAAGTTGCTCGTATGCCTGGAACTCCAGTCATCGTTCTTGACTCTAACGGTGATGCACAAACTCAAGGTGGTTATACTGGTGGACAAGTAGGTTCTTCATTGAATCGTCTATTGGCTGAATTGACCGGCGGTGCTGTTTCTCAATCTGGTGGTTCTAATCTATCAGCATTGGGTAATGAATTGCTATCAACTGGTAAGATTGAAAGTGTTTATGGCTGTATGGTTATGTTCACTACTTTCCTACAATCAGCAAGTCGTACAGTTGTAGGTCAAGCAAGTCTTCCAGTATTGGTTGGTGCTTACTTTGGTGACAGTGCTTTGTTCACTGTTATGAAAGAAGGACTACAGATCAAGACCGGTGAAGTACCTGGTGGTCTACAAATCTGGTTGACTGGTGTTGGATACTTCGGTTCTGGCGTTGGTGACCTTCGTAGAGGCGGTGCTATTAACATTCTTCAAGAATCTTAAAATTGAATAAGAGAGAGTGGCAACACTCTCTCGTTGTCTAGGAAAAATAATATGTCAGTACCCTATCAAAGAATCTCAAACGCAACAGTAAGAGACATACAGTTTTACGATCCGGCAGCGGAGCGTAGAGCAGCGGCTCTTAATGTTGATTGGGAACCTTATTTTAAAGTCGGTTCGCAAGAATGGCTTTACAAATTGGAATTCGGCTGGTGGCAAAAGTATTGTGATACAGTGCTTGGTGCTTACTATTATGCCAATTTGCCTAATGGACAATTGATATCAAGTTTTAATCCTAGTCTACTTATTAAGAACGACCAAACATTAATTCGGTTAGATACATTCGGTGCGATTCAAGTTTTCTATGAATCACTAGTTACTGATGTGTCTAACATGAATGAAGTTGATGTACAAAACTATGAGTTTGCCGTCAAGCGTTGTGAGAATGAGTGGACGAAAGCGTTACAGTTGATGAACTTCTATGATTTATATCAGGATGCACCAAATGGACCGACTACGAAACTTGAAGAAAATTGGACTGCTGACGTTGATTATTTTAATGGTGACCGGAGATATTTCTAATGGCACGAACAATATCGTACACAGTACTCAATCAACCTTATACCACGCAAGAGCAAATAATTGCGGTTATTAGGAGAGATATTCCATCAACATGGAACATCCCTGTCTTTGAAGATTTCCCAAGCGAATCCGAAAAGGTAAGGTATGGAGTATACGTAAGTGATGTTCACCAAGACGATAGAAATCCTCACCAACTTGGTGTTCAATATGGTGGAAGTATATATCATGCTTATGATACATTTAGCGTGACTTATATTTCATATCAAGAGGACCCATATAATCAACCAGTAAATGCGATTATTGCTAACCTAGTAACCGCAGTTAAAGACGATGGTCAACAATTATTTGATGGATATTTTGAAAGAGATTTCACGCAAGTAAGAACATATGGACCAACGCAGGCAGAACGACACGACTGGACATTCAGAGTTTTAAGACTAGAATTTAATACATAAAAGCCAACAATACAAGGAGACAATCATGGCAAGAATCACGACAAATACAACTGGAACACAACCAGTTATCATCATTGGATTATCAGGGGCTAACCTTGCTAATACAGCGGCAACAATTACTGTACCATTCGTACAAGATTTGACAATCACAAACAGTACTGGCGTTTATTCATACACAACATTTAGTGATGTTGATATGCGTAAACTAAGCACTCCAGCAGACAATGAAGTTAGTACAAACGTTGTTGTTGATAATTTAGCATACTTTGGTAATAGTGCGGCAACAGCCAACACAGCACCATTCCTAGGTATCGCAAGTTTATCAACTAACAAAGACGTATTAGACTTTGAAGTTTATTGGAATGGTACTGCTGCTAACGCATACTTCTATAGTGGATCAGGCTTTATCACAAGTCTTGCTCCAACTACAAGTCCTGATGCACCAGTCTGGGTGACCCCATTAACTATCGCAGTTGATGGTGCTTTCACAGTAGATCAAGTGTAATCAGAGTGTACGCAATAAAAGGGATACTCAAAAGGTATCCCTTTTTTAATAACTTATTAGAGGAAACAAATCATGGAAACATATTTAAAAACAGATGAAGAAAAACTGCGTTCATTACTAAGTGATGAAGCAAAGATGATGCCTATGCTTGACAACATGTTAGCAACGATTAGGCAAATGAAAGCCAAACAGGCATTTCGTATAGCATTGTTAAATCAATTGATTGACAACCTAGATGAAAAAGAATAAATAGATTAAACAACTTAAAAGGAAAAACAAATGAAACTCAACTCGCTCACAGCAAAACCCCAATTAGTAGAAATAGAAATTAATGATGATGAAGTCATTAATGAGTATGGCGAAGCCATTACCTTTCACACATGGGACAGACAACCATTAGATGTGTTTATGAAATTAGCAGCCGCTGACCATACTAACACAGTTGGTGTTATTGGTATTGTTCGCACATTGATATTAGATGAAAAAGGCAAAGAAATTCTTAAAGATGATGCCATGCTTCCAACAAATATATTAATGAAGGCTATTGGTAAGGTGACTGAACTATTGGGAAAGTAACAAAAGACAGTATTGATCCTAAATCTGAAAAGATGGCTTTGATACTGACTATAGATGGTCTTGGTAAGCGTTATGGAATGCTACCAAGTGAAATATTAAAAAGAAGTAATACATTTGATTTGTATATTATGGACGCAGCAATGACATTTGAAAATTATCATCACAAGAAACAAATGAACAATGGTCGTGAACCGATGCCAGATTACACAACAGATGAATTACAAAACATAATGGATAAAGTAAAGGGTGAATAATGTCTATATCATTTACAGTTACTGATAATGTTACAACTAGTTTAAGACGCATCAAAGCAAAACTTAAATTGCTTCCACAAGAAGCATATAAAGAGTTTGTTAAAGATACGCCAATTCGTAGTGGTCATGCTAGACGCAGCACTAAGTTAAATGGTAATGTTATAAACGCTAATTACCCTTACGCTAAACGATTAGATGAAGGTTATAGTCAACAAAGCCCTGATGGTATGACTAAGCCAACAGAAGCCTTTATCAAAAAGCGTGTTAAACAAATATTAAAAGGAAAGTAAGATGGCAGATTTAACTTATACAATGGACATCAATGGTGCTCCTGCCCTCGCTGCCTTAGGTAAAGTAGAAAAACAATTAGACACATTAAAAAATACATTTGGTGGATTACAATCCGCGCTTGCTGGATTATTTGCTGTAGCAACTATTAGTCACGCATTACAATTTGCTGATACAATTAACGACATTGCTGTATCAAGTGGAATAGCCACATCAAGCGTATTGGGTCTTAACGCAGCAATAGCAACCAACGGTGGCAATAGTGAAAAAGCCGCTAAGATGATTAGTTCATTGTCATTAAGTATTGAAGCAGCCAACAGTGGAGCACTACAAGTTAGTGACGCATTTAAAGATGTTGGTATAAGTTTAAATGATTTAAAAACATTAAGTGACACAGATTTATTGTCTAGAACAATTGTAGGTCTTTCTAAAATAGATGATACTAGTAAGCGTGCCGCATTAGCAATGAAAATCCTAGGCAAAGGTGCTAAAGGTATTGACTTTGTTGGTGTTGGTGATGATATTGGTAGAGCAAATCAAGAAGCAATGAAATATACTGCCAGTGTTCAAAAAGCATCAGCAGTACAAGATAAGATTACAAGCGCAATAGAACATTTTGAAGTTGCGTTA